GTGGGTCTACATAACTATATCCTCTACATACCCATCTAACCTTTTCGTATACTTCGGGTGTTGTTGAATATGTAGGTAATGTAAGAGTGCCACTTAATACAGCCATCTCTAACCAGTATTCATATATAGGCTGGTAAAAAGTTTCCTTCAACATTTTCTGTATAGTACGCCAATGATCTCTATCCTGTAACATTGCTAACCTGCTACTACTGTAGTTAGATTGCGAGTAGTCAGAACTGATTGCTTCGAAGCTGCACCCAAGTCCGCTTGCCATGCTTCTAAGCATTGATCTAACAAATGGTTCAAACTCACCATTAGCTTTATCTAAATCAGGTACAGATATACTTTCGCCAGGTGCTAAGTATTTAAAAGTGCCAGGTTCAAAACCGCTAACACGTTCATAATCGTATACCTCACCACCTGCATCTAGTTCACCTTCTGGACTTGTAATAAATCCCATAAGTGCAGAACTTGCACGTTGACCTACAACAGTTGCTTCTATATATCCATCTAACTGATGTAGATGATTTATTGCACTTGCTAAAAATGGTACACCCCTGTGTTGGCCTGGTCTTAATGGCATAAATAAATGAATTACATCTTTTGCAGGTACAATAATATGCCTTCTTTCTTCAGGCACTGTTGCAAAGTTTGTATCGCCAGGATGTTTCTTTAAAAAAGCATAACTAACAGCCCTACCTTCTGGACTAAGTTCAATACCTAATCGCCATACATTTTTATTGTTCTTTTTTGTACCTTTATAATCATCATCTAATTGTTCAGCTTCTAATACTTCTAAGGAGAAAGGTATTTTACTTCTACCAAATGCTTTTCTATGAATAATGATAAAACATTCACCGCTTTCTATCATTGACCTTACTGCGAGTCTTTCTAATTCAGAAAAACAAAGAACACCACGAATATCACAACTATCTTTTCTACCCCATTTACTCCATTCGCCCTCAATACTTTCATTTAGCCTAGTATTAGGTGTACCGCCACGCTGACTTTTTATTTGTGCTTGCATTGTTACACCCTGCCCTACTATTTGATTAGTGGCATATCTAATAGCCTGTGCAGCGTAGTTATTATTTCTTACTAAATCATGTACTCTTTTGCGTAATGTATCTATAGAATTTTTATAACTTTGGTCA